TTCACTAAAGAAGGAAATTTAACAGTTGGCAATATACGACAATCGTATCTATTTCATTATGTAGAAAAAGATTTTATTGATTTAGATATAGTAAACAAATTAAAAAGATTAGCAAATGGATGACGACGAATTTTTAACACCTGAGCAATTGGAAGAAATTTTAAACACAAAATATGTGTCTGAATACTACATTTACTTTGATAAAGATACGGGTAATATTGTAGCGATATCAAACGAAAAGTTAAATTACGAAAATTTTGTACAGGTAGAGTTTGAAGAAATAGAACGATTTTTTAATAAAGATAATTTTATCAATTTTAAGATTAATTTTGATCAAGACGGATCTGTAAAATTTTTAAATAGAAATCAAAGTGAATTAAACTTTAAAAGTAACATAGTTGAAACAATACGTTTAAATGAAAATGACAATATTCTTACAGTAGAATGGTCAAAAGCCGGCTGGAAATTTATTATGAATAATAGATTTTTACAACATCCTCGAGCAAAAAGTTTAAATGCAAAATTATTTTTCTATATAACACGGGATAACAACATAAATCTCTTAATACGGCAAATAGAAATTCAATTGAGAAATTTAATAGGTAACGAGGAATTATTAATTCCTTTCGAGACAGAAAATGAAAAAAATATTGAAAGTATCTCAATGTTTACCCTACCGTTTTTTGAAAGTTATGGAATGAGGATTAACAATGATTAAAGTGATAGACCAGGATATTATTTTCCTAAGTTACGATGAGCCCAATGCTGAAAAGAACTATGCCAATTTATTAAGTAAAGCACCTTGGGCCAAACGTGTACATGGAGTTAAGGGATCAGATGCCGCACACAAAGCCTGCGCGGCCTTGAGCGAAACAGAATATTTTGTTACTGTGGATGCAGACAATATCATAGATCCAAAATTTCTAGAAGTTGAAGTAGATATAGATGCATTAGGTCTTACTCCAGACCATGTGTTCAGTTGGTGCGGAAAAGTTCATGTTAATGGATTAGAATACGGAAATGGCGGTTTGAAAATGTGGACACGTAAGTTTGTAAACAACATGCGCACCCATGAAAACAGTGATCCGGAAGATGTCAAAGGATTGATCGAGTTTTGTTTTGATGACAAGTATTATCAATTCAATGAAAACTACAGCGAGAGTTTTACCAATGCAAGTCCATTCCAGGCATGGCGGGCAGGATTCCGTGAAGGTGTAAAGATGAGCTTAGACCGCGGCGCCAAAGTGAAAGATCTGCGCGGCATATGGTGGCAAAATTATCAACGTTTACTAATATGGTGCAACATTGGTGCTGATGTAAAAAACGGAGAATGGAGCATGTATGGTGCCAGGGAAGGTGCATATCTAACCAATTGCACTGATTGGGATTACGCCAATGTACGTGATTTTGAATGGCTCACTAATGAGTGGGAAACCAAATACAGCAAAATAACTGAAAAGATGCTACCTTACGAAATCATGGGACTGGGAGAAACACTCAAACACGAATGCAAATTGGAAGTGGGTGAACTGGATTCTACTGCCAGCTCATTCTTCAAACTTGTATATGTCAATACTCCTAGAATATTAAAGAACCGTCAATAATGTACGATATTGTGTTTATCAGCTATAACGAGCTTAATGCAGAAGAAAACTACGCTAGACTGTCATCTAGGTTTTCACCCCCTGCTTTGAAGAGAATAACCGGTGTTGCGGGCATACACAACGCACATATTGCGGCGTCAAAAAAGGCCATGACAAAAATGTTTTGGGTAGTAGATGGAGACGCACAAGTGCTAGATACCTTTAATTTCGATCATCAAGTGCCTAACAATGAATTGGATTATGTACACGTTTGGCGCAGTCAAAACCCAGTCAACGGACTGGTATATGGCAACGGCGGAGTTAAATTATTGCCACGAAAACTAACAATGAATATGGATACTAGTCGTATAGACATGACAACCAGCATTAGCACATTATTCAAGCCCATGCCTGAAATAGCCAACATTACAGCATTTAACACGGATCCGTTCAGCACATGGCGCAGTGCCTTTAGAGAATGTGCCAAACTGGCCAGTAGCAGTATTGAACGTCAGAATGATAGTGAAACACAGCAACGATTAGATACATGGTGTACACTTAACAACAGTGTGTCTTATGGGTTCTATGCTTATTCAGGCGCACTCGCCGGTAGAGCGTACGGAGAAAAAAATGCCCCCAATAAGGAGGCATTGAGTAAGATAAATGACTTTACTTGGCTAGAAGCTCAGTGGCAAGCGGAAAAATCTCAGATATCACTTTAGCACAAGCAACAGCAACTTCTTGGTGCTCTTTCTGCGTACCATTAGCACTGCGCAATTCAATGAAATGAATCCAACTGCGTAGTGTTCCATTCATATACAAACGACTTTCTGTAAGACCTTCTGGCAATACTGCACGGGCTTGCTCCTTGGCTATGCCGTTATCGATAGCCCACTGATATGCTTCTTTGACAGCGTACAATACTCGCTGTTGAGCACGTTCCCAGCCTTGTTGTAAGACGATATCATCTGTTGCGATACTGTTCTGTCTGTTGGTAGTGTCTTGGAGTCGTGCTTCTCGCAATACAAACGACAGGTCTTTAGTAGGGTCAGCATATCGCTGACTGAATTCTTGGAAGCTGAAACTGCGATGTCTAAGGATCTGTCGTGCAATATCTCTTGTGGTGGTGATTTCAATACAGGCTGACACCATTTCAAGTGGGCTCCAGTGTTGGTGTTTGACCAAGTATCGGATGAGTTTTTCTGATGTGTCTGTGTTGAGTTGATTGGAGGGATTGCTGACACGGGCGCAATACGCAATGAGTTCCTGTGCGTCTTGTAGACCCATGTCTGCAAATTCCGATGTGGGCTGACTATAACTGAGTAATCTAACATGCATTATTTATAACTTCTTTTTTTTAAAAAATTGTTGTGTGCTTTTTTCAATGTCTTTTTTAACACGAACAGTGTCCAGTTTAAAATCAACATTATCAATATTGTCTTCGTAATTCTTCACCAGTTCACTCAATTGTGTTTCAAAGACAGTCCAACCTTCCTTACGGGCTTCGGCAGATATTTTTACTTCCCAAGTCTTGCCATCTTTGAAATTAATTAATACCGAATTGAGATATTTAATGGGCAATACATTTAACTGTATCTCAGAAAATATTTCAGGCCAATGATCAATCACATCCTTGGGAAGGTTTTTCCCAGGTTGTGTCACTTGGCTTTCTTAGTCGGTGCTAGTTCTTCAGCTTTACGACGCATTTCAGCGGCTTGTTTTGCCAACCGGTCTGCTTCACTACGGAATCGTTTGGCTCGAGCTTCTGGACTTTGATCAACAGTTTCTTCCATAGCGGCTGAACTGGAAGTTGTTTTACCAACATCAGCAGTTTCTTTTGCCATGTCATTAACTGAACCAATTTCTTGTACTTCAACTTTTTGTGTTGGTTTAGGATCTGCCGCAACACCGGATTTAAGTGCAAGTGCATCAACAGCAACACCTTGTTGTTCGGCGATAATTTGATTTAACTCACTCAACTGAATGCTAGTGGTTGAATTTGGAAGCATTTCAATATTGTCGGTAGAAACTTTAATCAAGCGGCCCTGTGTATGCAATGCCGCTAGCATGACGCTTCCATCTGGAAAATTACTGCGAGCCATGACTTCACCGAATTCATTTGAACTTTGTCCGCCTGAACTCTCAACTAAATTAATAATTGCATCGTGATAGCTATCCGGTAAATTTTCGGTTGGTGCAATTAAGCAGTTGTAAGCATCGCCTGGTAGTGTACGAAACACCACAATACATTTTTTGCCGTTTGTTTTGATACGGCCCACATGTTTCATTTCCATGATTTTATCCTTGTGTTGTTCCAGCACCAGTTGCTTTTTGGGCTTCCGCCTGTTTAGCTACTTGGTCTAGGAAAACTGTTAGTTTGTTATAAGTTTGGCCAACCATCATCATTTCTGCTGGCTTAAAAGCACCGCGTGTACTGGCCACATCGATAATAGCCTTCATTGCACTTAAATCCTGAATGTTCAAATCAGTATTTGGTGTTTGAGCTTCGGTAGCTTCGGTTACGGGTTCTTGCGTGTTTTCTACTGTATCAGTCATAATATCTCCTTATTGAAAAAGCACAATATAATTTATCTGTTTAGAATTCAGGTATAGGCAATCTTGAAAAAACTAAGTTCTTTCTCGACTTCAAATCCTATACGTGTAATATAGACAATTGTGTTGGTGTGATCCAGTGTTAGATCTTGTCCTATATAATATCTACCATTGAGATTCTGACGAATCCATGCGTCTACTTCCTTGGTTAAATTTGGAGCAAATTTATCTAACACAGTGTATTTGAAATGAGGGCAGGCAAACTCTACCCTCCGTAGACCAAAATAGTTTAAAGGGTTGGGTTTGCCTGCTTTCAACGACATTACTGTTTGAACTCGTAGTATGCGTGTTCACC